CAAATATAACAACATAGTATCAATGATACTCATTGTTATAACTTCGACTCGCAAGACGAAGACTTTTGAAAGATACCGACAATTGGAGGAAAATTCCATCCCTGGGCATAGCCCAGAGATTTGAACCTTCAATAAGGTTGTCTATCAAGTCTAAGCTATGCTCACAGCAATTCTTTTGCTGCCATATGGCCGATCCATATGGATTTCCCACTTTAAAAGTGGTTATTTGAGTTTGATTACCGACTTCACTGTCGAGATCCTACGGATCCATAATGTTTTATAGACTACATCTGTCATAAATAATATACAATACATAAATTATACATTTGGCACAAACTCACCCCAGTCTATGTGCCAAGGAGTGCACATGAAAAATACAGGATTGAAATCAACACCAGCAGCATAATAAATTTCAGCATAAGGAAACGCGCCATCTACCCACGTAGCATCACATGTCCACGCTGTATCCAATCGAAAATTATCATAAGCTGAAATTCCTTGACTCCAGCCAGGAATTTTTGGGTTGAAAATACGAAAACGACCCGCAAAATACTGTGGACTCACTGCAGACAAAGCACCTTGAGTAATTTCTTTCGTCATAGTCATGCCGCGTTGTCCAGTTGGTGCATTCAGAGTACTCCCAGTGTATGCTGAAAATTGTTTGGAAAAATTTGCAGGAATAATGCTATTGTTCACCAAAGTAAACACATTCCAAGCTGAAGGACTACCACCTCCTACAATATCATTGTCTGGATATCGCGTCAATTTAGCATATTCAATTCGTCGTCCATTATTGTTAGTACCACCACAAACGTTGGCACTGACAACAATAGAACCTCGATATCCAACGAAACAACCAAGTATCCACGAAATAGGATGAGTATTAGCAAAACAACCACGCCAATGCGCCGTAGAACCCAATTTTAAGTCAAAAGGCTGAAAATCAGAAGGTCCATAAGGTGGTGGTAAGCGTGGAATTGCCATCATACTAGTGACCGTGCCTGCCGTATTCATCGCTGGATCTGCCAAACGCTGAACGAAACTAAGAGATGTTCGATGAAGTAATGGTCGAATAGACTGTATTTCTTCACCAACTGATATTTTCGCTAACATATTTCCAGATTTCCCACTCTTTCCATCGATAACGATACTCGACTGCAAGGTGGAAACACTTCGATGCGCTGGAAGATCATTCGGATAAGCAAATTGAAAATCACTTCCCGGACGTTGGAAAACCAAAATCTGCAAGGTAGAAGAAGCTGTAGGAGCAGACAATTTGTTCTGAATACGTAAATTCAAGAAACCGTTGGTAACATTTCCCCAACCAGCATGTGATCCTGAATTCCACAACGGTGGCATACCTTCTGTATGCAGGTAGTTCAACTTTGCCTTGTATGGTACTTCAAACTCAAATTCATCAGTTTCATCCAAGTCAACCAACTGTGTATAACACGTTGTTTCAGTGTCTGGAATCGCAGTCGTTTCAACTTCAGGATCCCACGTCAAACGCAAGCGTCCACGATGGTATTGTGTCTTGATGATCTTAAAACGATAAATAATCGAGCCACGCCAAAGGGTAAATAGCGACGCTGCATACGCAGTAGGTGTATAATGATACTGAGTACCTGTAGCAGATCCCTGAGTGACAGCAGTTGTGTGCAATAAGTTTGGAGTGACCGGAAAAGTAGATAAACTTGCTTCAGTGGCATCACCAGTTGACCAGGAAACCTGACCAATATAGGATTCCCGAAGAAAGTTGGACAACAATAAAGGATCATCACTCGTTGTTCCTGCTACCGAATTATCCAAAGGTGTTTCATTCTTAGGATCAATTGATAACTTGTCATTTGGCATGCTTGTTTCACAATTCGCAAACGCATGAAAAGACTTTGGTACCATTGGGTTCACATCCGATACCACAGGATCGTTTGAAAAACCGAAGGCCGCAGCAGCTTTTCCAACTACATTAGCAGCTGCGGATGCAGCAGAGGCATATGAGCCTAAAAATGGTATTTTTGATAACGCACCTGTAGCGGTTGCAACCTTATTTGCCAAACCTGAAATTTTACCTTCTGTTTGAATATTAGATTGCAAAGTATCAACTGTTGTAGGACCAGCAAGATGCACATCCTCAAGCCACGCAAATACAGAAATAGTAATCATAGCTCCCGAAACACCATTTGCGGATTTGAGATCAGAATAAGAATAAAATGATAATCGTCCCATACCATCCGTATCTGCCTGCAACCAGGGATTGATCCAATTCTTCTCATTAATATATGGAAGAACTAGTTCAGCACCAGTGGAATCTTGCGGTGTGAGCCATACTCCAGGCAATTGACTAACTGGAACCAATTCATTCGGTGTTGCCGTTGACTGCAATGTATTGCGACGCGGTTCATAACAAACCCGCAGGGCACCGTAGAAAAAAGGTGACGCATTCATAACAAACTTCAAATGCATTTTTGCTCGTATACGACAAAAGTTCTTAATTTTTGGTTGTACTCGAGCATCCTGAAAATAGTCAGTCCACGGACGGAAAACCGTAAAAGGATTCGTTACCGTTGATTGAGACCAATCGAATAAATGCAAAGCAACAGGACGTGACAAATAATTACCCAAAGACGCAGTTTCATCGTCATCTTCATCATATGATGGATCGACAAGCGAAACAATATCAACTTTCTCTTTGATTTCTGCATCTTCAAACACCATTTGCTCTTCTTGAATATGATCGTCTAGCGGTGCAATTACAGATTCAATGGTAATATCTGCTTGATAAATAATAATTTCTTTCATTAGACAGGAAGTGGCGAAATTGCTACCATCTTCCTCGAATATTTTGGAATTTAATAAATTAAATGATTTGTTTGTTCTTTTAAATAAGGGTAAAGGCTGAACGAAGCCCTTCCCATTTTTGTCAAAATTTGATGTCCAACCACATCTTCCGTAAATACGGATTTTGGGGATCGCCCAGGTAGGATAACATTGGAATACCCACACTCGCTTATGTGCTGACTACACATTTACGCAGTAACTGTATCCAAACAACTCTCATCTTTCCACACACATGGATCAAGAGTTAAAGACAATTTTCCAGAATTCCATCTCTGGACGTACTCATCCCACGTAAGGATAGTACTTTTTGAACAATACGGTGCCAAATCACACTCATTGATAACTTCCTTCATTTTCTGAGTGTATAATTCAAACTTTTCTTTGCCATAATGGAAAAATTCGGCACACGCAGACTCAATAATGGCTGCCGCTTGTGCCTGAGGACAAATAAAATCACTAGCAAGTGTAATGTTCAACATTTTCTCAATACTGGCAAAATCCAAAGGACATGCGTAATCACCATTCTCACCAAGAGCTGGCTCCCATCGCCAAGTCCGTTTCAAAAATGAAATTTCATCAATAGCAATAAAAGGAACTGTTTCTGAGGTTTTGTCTGCCATGGTATATTCCACACCAATATCAGCAAGATTTTTCTGAACGGAAGTATGATTAAACCAATCAATTTTCTGATGAACTCCCATCATATTATCATCTCCATAAGTCATAAGTGCAACAAATCTTTTAAAATGTCGCAACATTGAATCGCGATGGGGAACGGAATTTGCACATTCCAATTTCATAAATTCCTCATAGATGGAATCATCTTTGGTCAATTTCTCGGGACATGATTTGAAAAAACAAAAACGCATATAGATACAATTCACAATACAATTAATAATCACAGTGAGAACTTGACCAGAGGGATTCGAACCAAAAAGTTCAACCAAATCACCGAAAAAATCAGTCAATGAATATGCGCAATCTTCCGCAATACAGGCAATGCGCAATAACAATTCTTCAGAAGCACCAGCCCATTCATAAAAACGCGAAATGAAATGGAAAGCAACAGTAATCAACGTTGCTTCCATATGCTTATCAAACTTACCATAATCACCTGCAAACATATGATCTTCTCCGAATTTTGTAACATAATCACGCAAAACGCGCCAGTTGCAACTTGAGCAGTTGATTCCCGGGGCACCTTCAAAGAGAATGGAATTGCTCTGAAACATACGAACAAATGATAACAGTGTTTTCCGCATCACAAAGGAAAATGGGGCATTGCTAATTGAAAACACTCTCGTCTTTTGTGCTTCAATCTTTGCCCATGGAAGTGCTTCATCCTTCAAACAAGCTGTAAACATAGACATAGATCGTTCACCCTTCTTGTAACATTCAAGAATGCGATCAATTTCTGTATATATCTCAGGAGTAAAATCCAAATCATCAGGAGATTCGGAGCGAGCACGAGTAGCGGGTTCCATATGGAAACGTTTTGGACCACGCCATGGGAAACCAATCGATGTATTTCTCTTCATTTTATCAACAAATTTAACACCTGGTGCACCATTGATAGTGGTCATATCATCATACTCATGCAATTCCTGCTTCCATTTTGGATCAAGATCCTCAAGAATTTCATCAGCAAAATAATCAGCACATTTCATCATCAAATCATAATCACTTCTTTGTTCAATATTCAGAATTGGTTCAAGTGCAATACGCTTAGGCTTCCAACCACTCAACACGGGCTTTCCATGACGAAGGGCAAATCCCTTACGCTGAACACTTTGAGAAATGATAGTTGGTTCGACTTTCGATTTTGCTTGTCGAATAAAACCATTGCTAAAAGAACCATACACATTGGCACTTCCTTGTTCAAAATAACGCAGAGGACTCTTATCATGCAAACTCTGCAATGATAGAGCTTCCTTCATGGGTGTCCCCTTTGATACAATGGTTGATCCGAATCTTGCCACAGCTCGATCAATATCATCACGCACAATAGAACATGCATGTGGTCGATTACGCGTCAAAGATTGATGAATTCCAACAATAATAGGTCCAATTTTGGGGAAAATTACGTATGGTGATCCACACTCCCCATCAACAGTTTGACGTCCCGAGATACCAGACCATGCCGATACCTCTGCCAAACCAGGAGGATTGTAGTATTCGTGTTTCACGTCATGGAGGGAGACCACATCCAATGAACAATCTTCACTACGAACAAAAATCTTCCCTTCAGCACGAACACCTGCCAAAGAATTCTTGGGAAATAAATCACGCATATCCTTCCCTGGTGGAGTTGCAATATAAAAGAAAACAAGATCCTTCTCTTGCAATCGGAACAAATTGTCTTCATGTAGACACGCCTTAAAGTTGGGAGTAACTCCTACCAAATTCGTAACACGCATTTCCATGTCAAATTTCCGGTTATATGCACTAGGTAAACAATGAGAGTTTGCAACATAAATATGTCCCGCAACACAAAAGGCAACAAAACTACTCTTTTTGCGATATTCACCATCATCATAGTGAACCACACAACGAACAATGTTGGATTCAATAAGCCGTTGAATTTCACTCGATTCTTTCCCTTTCAGAGAGGAGGTATAATCTCCACAATCAAACCTACTGAGCATTTGCTCTTCTGTCTTCCAAACATTTTCTTCCTCATCATGTTTGCATACTGGCGCATAGCCCAAGTCTCGATTTGAAATCTTTTCCACACTTGGAACTTCCTTTGATTCCACATTTTGCCAAGAAAATATACCTGTTTTGAAATACGAAACTACTTTATAGATCGCAGATGCACCAGCTAAACAAGCCAGTAAGACAGCCATAACCTTCCCAGATAGTTCAGTGCAAAGCTTTTGACCAATAACACCAACAGTTTCAGCAAAATCTTGAGCGTGCAAGGAAAATTCACAATTGGAAATATATTTCCGCATCTTATCCGAAAGATGATGCAGATCAAGCTTCAATCCCATTGCCTTGCACTTTGCAAATGCAATTGCATTTGAAAGACAAAAATCACTTGATGGCGTCAAGGAAAAAGTGCTATGTTGAACCAAAAGTTCTTCCATTGAGGCAACTCTTCTTTCGAAAGCTGAATCATCATCATCATCACACTTCTTGAGATCATCCCGAAGGGAAACAGACATAGGAATTTCATCACCATAATCTTGTAAATCCCACTTCTCATATGGTTCACAAAGAGCATCAGCGAATTCTTCCTCTGCATCACTGACCGGTTCCATAAGAACCTGCATCTTTGAATCACAATTGGAAGATACATCCGCATCATCACACATACAACACATAGTGGGACGATGACAAACAACACAGGTGTCAATTTGTGCCATGGCAGCTGTTGATGCAACATCTGCATCTGCATATACACGATCATTCTTTGCTATTTCCATAAAAATTTGCATAAAATCATATATAGCGGTTTCACCACAAAAATCACCAATTGGTGCATAAGCTGGCTCAATGGCTCCTGTCTTACCACGCTTTGCCACTACTTTTTCCAAGTGAATATTCCAATAATTGGGCCAAGGATCAGTACTCTCAGAAGCCAAGCGTGGACTCAACATAGTGGGTTCACCTGGTTCTCGATACTCATCTTTCACTTCGAGTGTAATAACATACTTGAAACGACGTAAAATTGCCATTTCACACGCGAAGTAATACTTGGCATTCAAATCTTTCGTATTGGTAGTTCCAATCATCAAATCAACTCTGACAGGGTTCTTACCCTTATCTTCCAAATCAGCCATAGGTGGAGTAAATGAAGTTGGATTTCCAATTTGAATAACTTCTCCCAACGAGGTGTCCATTTGCGCTTTATTAGGATTCATAAGTCCAATATCATCAAGCACAATACACCAACATGAAGTATCAAAACCACTATAAAAGGGATCTGAAAAAACACGGGTATAGCGAAACCAATCATCAATAGGCAAACCAAAATTCTTTCCGAACTGTTGAAACAGGAAAACTTTCAACTTTGATTTTCCAATACTTGAATCGCCATTAATCAAACACATAAAAGGTGGAGTTCGCTCTTCTCGAGCAGCTTGTTTTGTCAAAATGTTGGTTTGGATAATGCGAAGTGTCCGCAATAAACCAGACAACATCTCTTTTTCTGCACCTTTAGAAAATTTAACAATTGTTTCACCTTTTGAGATGCAATCCTTCAAATCTGCAATAAATTGAGAAGTATTGACACGCATTTCGCTGGAACCAGCTAACTTATGTGAATCTTCTTCTAATCTTCTTGCTTTCAAAGCCCATTCCGCATAAGTTTTTTCACTATGATAAAAGGGCGTAAAACTTTTCAACTTATAAGCTTGGACACACCTTTCAACCACAAAAGTAACAGAATCAAAAACAGTCAAAATAAAATCATGCACACTGGAATGGTCTTGACGAATAAATTCCTCATCAACCTTGTTATAATAACAACGACGGAAATCAATCCCGAAACTTTCCAATAAACTAAATGACAACACATAACGAAATAATTGTTTAATTTTTACAACAAGCGGACTATAACATACACTTTTATAATCAGACAAGCATCTACGCATAGCAGCAACAACATCTAAGACAGTTTCACCAAAATCAGCTTGCAAAATGTCACCACAAGCTTGGGGAAATAATTTATATACAAATTCAGACAATTTCAAAGACCAATCTGATAATACAGAGACCACATTTCCATGAGTGATCATTTTATACGCAGATACAATAGCAAGAAGAATATCTTGCCAATCCCGAGCTTTCACCAAAGAAATTGTAGTGATACTCGTAACTTCCATGAGATTCATCAATTTGGGTTGAACTTGATCAACAATAGTATCAACCAAATCACTCTCCAAAAGAGTTTGTTTTGCTTTATTTTTAATGAAACCCATAAGACCATCCCAACCAGGAACAGTCTGTAGTCTCGCGATACCAAATTGATCATAGATCATTTCAGCGTCCAAGCACATCTTTTCAATCTTTTTAACATTTTCTAATTTTTCTCTTCTTCTTCTTTCGCACGCTTGTTTAACGCCGAGTCCCAAAGAAGCTTCATCGTCCATAACGATGGTATAAACTGGAACATATAAATCTTTTTTGTTTTGAATGGAGGAAAAATTTGTATTCGCAACCAAGTAAAGCCACATAAACATGAGTTCGGTTAAACTACATGTGTGGTGCGCTCTTGTAGAAAATTGGGAGGGACGCTCCCCAGCATTCTACGGACCCTAAATAGGGTCCTCTGGCTAATATAGTATCCTTAAAATATCCGACAATAACTTATTATATTCAATCCGAGCCCGAATGAACATAAGAAATCCGACTAAAAGGTATTAGCGTCCTTTAAAGTTAATATTAAACATTATATCAATCTTGAATTCTCTTAAATAGAGCTTCCTCTGCTGGGAAGATATTTCTGATAAATTAGACGTAAGGTCTAGGCTAGCTCAACTGAACATACGACCACGAAGGCACATAGTTCATAAAAAGAGTGTCTAAACAACATACTATTCTAATTCTAGAGTTTTGATCATGAAATAATGTAAAAAATAACTAAAAATTCTAATAGTGTAAACACAGTAAAGAGTTTGAATTAACTCAGTAAAAATCACTAATTAAAGTGAACAGGGGGGGTGTAAATTTTTCTTATCAAGGAAAAGACAAACCTTAATTCACGAAATCTTCTTCAGGGTATTTTCAATACCCGTTGATACAACATAGTGGAATGGCTACCACTACCTAAAGTAATAAAACCAAAGTATATAATATAAGCAAAGTACGAAACAACTCGATCATAAAGATCGGCGTAAGTACGATAACTTTATTACAATACGATAAGCTTATTACGATAAATACATAGAATATGTCTCCAAGACATATTCTAT